TGGCGAAGATCGTCCAGGCCCAGGCCGATGTCACGGCCGCCTCCGCCGGACAGTTGCTTCAACTCACCATCGTCAACGGCAGCAACAGCGAGTTGACCCAATCTGCCACCGCCTATGACGATATCGCGACCGTTGACTTCAACGGGCTGGGGACTGCTGCCGGAACCATCAACCTCTCGACGTTGACCACCGCGACTGTTGTGGATGGCTTTGGCGCTGCGGTCGTCATCGCTCCCGCCCAGGCCGATGCAGCCTCGACCACCGCGCTGGCGTATCTCGACAACGAGCCCACTGGCATCTACGGGAACCTTGGGTCGGGGGCTCACTTCGGCATCGACCGATCTGCCGCGGCGGCAGAGCCTTTGCAGTCGATCATTATGTCGGCCGATACCGCCCTCGCACCCGCTGACACTGGCGTCGACCTGACGCTGGAGCGCATGCAGCAGATGTTCGACTCCATCAACGTCACCAGCGGGATGGACGTCGATGTCATCTTGATGAACCCCATCATGCGCGCGAGGTACACCGGGCTCATCACTAACAACATCTTCAAGCCGGTTGAGAAGGCGACGACAGGTGACGGCGGCTTCCTGGGCCTGTCCTACGGAGGCGTGCCCATCAAGAGCGGACGGCACATCGACAATGGCCTCATGCTCTTCCTCAACACCAAGTGCTGGAAGCTCGCGGTGCTGGAGGAAGGCAAGTTCGCCGACCTGGACGGCAGCGTCTTGTCTCGCGTTCCTGGCAACGACAGCTGGGAAGGTTTCTACAAGTGGTACTACAACCACTACTGCTACCGACCCAACGCGAACGGTGTCCTCACCGGCATTGTTGTTGCGTAGTCGAGCGTGATGGGTAACCTCCACGACGCCCTTGTGGTTCTCCTCCTTGTTGGTGGGGTGTTCGTGGAGATCGCTCTGACCAGGTTTCTGGTCGTGTTGCGAAGGGCAAAGCAGGAGGAGGTCAAACTCCTCCTGCGCCCTGATTCTGTCGATCCAATGCCATCCGAGATGCTTGAGGTGATCCATGCTAGAGGAAGTTCTGGCGGCTGGGTGGGAGTTCGGGAAGCCGTTACTCCAGGCTGGTTTTCAAAGAGCGGGTGAGCGGAGCGCTCCAGGCCCCTACCTTCAGGCCCCGGGTGCGCGCCAGGAGGCCGCAGCGTCTCTGTATGGAGCGCCACAAACATCTGGCGCTGTCCTCGACCCCAGGCAGGGCGGTGACAGGGGGCAGCAGCTACAGGCTGCCAAGTTCATCATCGACAGCGCGATACAGCTAGGCACGGCCTTTTCGCCAGACGATCAGGCAAGCCCCGAAGCTCGCGACAAGAAGCGAGCCACGACCTATGACGTGAAGGTCTATAGCCCTGAGAAGTCGGAGATGCTTGACGGTGTTCTCCGTCGATACACCACCGTGACCAGGCCCGATGGATCGACGTCCAAGTATTACCTGTCACCAAGCGAGCTTGTTAAGGACGGCAAGCTCCACTTTGGTGTAGATAAGCCCAAAGAGGGCAAGATGGGCTCTGTGACCACAAGCCCCGCACCAGGATCCTCCGCAGGCACCCTGTTTGCACCGCTGGACACAAGCTTCAACATGCCGGGTCCGTACGAGTCTCCCCTTGGCTATGCGTCCTCCCTGTCACTTCACGAAGACCTGACGCCTGAGTTTGACGGGAGCCTCATTGACGCCATGTTCCCCACCGGCACGGGGTCCTGATGCCTGACTACCCCTCAACAATCGGCGCGGACATACGCGCATCTCGCAGCGACAAGACGACCTATGCCAGGGTGTGGGACCTTTGCACCATGTTTTTGGAGGGTCGGCAGTGGCTCGATTATAACCGGGATCAAAAGCAGTTCGTTATTGACCTGCGTTCCCGACCAGACGGCAGCCAGAGGCAGACGGTTAACCTGCTTCTCAATATCTACCGGAACATCATGGCGAGGTTGACACTGTCGTACCCGTCCATCGCTGTGCTGCCGGCGAGTCCGTCCAACTCAGACATCATCAAGGCGAAGAGTTCCGAGACCGCGCTCAGGTATTATTGGTCTCGCGAGGATATCGAGAGCAAGCTCCATCGGGGGCTCCAGTGGATGCTGGTCACCGGCACCACTGCGATGCACAGCTACTACGACGCAGACGAAGACGTCATCCATACGGAGCCTATCAGCCCCTACGACCTCATCTTTGAGGATAAGGTCACCGACCCAGAGGAGTCCCTTTGGGTAGCCATCCGGAGCTTCCACGTCGAGCAGGACGTCAAGGACGCCTACCCTGAGCAGGCGGACGAGATATCAGCCACTCAAAGCGACTCCGATGATAACGGCCTGGACGCAGACCTCCATACCATCCCAGAGGACCGGGTCGAGCTTATCGAGGTCTATTGGCGAGACGGCCGACACGCCATCCTGTCTGGCGATGTCTACCTCTACAAGGGCACGTGGAAGACAAAGACCTTTCCCATCCAGGTCATTCGCTACACTGAGGTCCCAGGACGCCTCTGGGGAATCGGCCTCATGCAGCCTCTTCTCGACCTTCAGCGCCTCTACAACGAGCAGCGCACCCAGGTGGTCCACAACGTCAAGCTGATGGGCAACCCCAAGTGGGCCATCCCCAAGACCGCCGGCATCAACACCTCGGCCATGACCAACCGCCCAGGCGAAAAGGTCTACTACAACCCGGCAGGCGGGGCGCCACAGCAGATCCAACCCGTGCCACTCCCCTCCTATGTGCTTGACAGCCTGACAAGAACGCAGGCCGAGATGCACGACGTCTCCGGCATTCACTCAGTCAGCCTCGGTAAACGCGCTGTTGGCGTCAGCAGTGGTCGCGCCATGGAGGTGCTCTCTCAGAGAGATACCTCGCAGCTTCAAGAGACGCAGCTCAACATTGAGCGCGCCATCCGAGAGATGGCCAAGGTCATCCTTGAGCTTATGAAGCGGCACTACACCGAGGGTAAGATGGTCCGAATGATGGACCAGACAGGGCGCGTGGCATACGATGCTATCTCCTCGGAGAATATCGTGGACAACCCTGAGATCTTTATCGAGGCAGGTAGCGCATTCCGGTGGGATGCGCGTGATAGAGACCAGTACGTTATGGAGCTTTTCCAGGCGGGCCTCATCGACCCAGAGACGGCCATGAAGGAGATGTCCTTCCGCACCGGCAACGCCTTTGTCACTGAGAAGATCCAAGGGCTCTCCCACGCCAAGAAGATGCTGGAGGCGGCCAAGCGCGGCTACGAGATCGAGGTCTTCCTCTCAGACGACCTCCAAGCCATGCTCAAGGTCTTCACTGACTTCATCAAATACGACGACGAGTTCTACGCCCTGCCGGAAGAGCGTCAACTCTACGTTCGCGATGTCGTTGTTGCTGTCGAGAACCCGCAGGTTGCCGACGCGCAGTTCCAGCAAGCCCAGGCCATGCAAAAGGTCTTCCCGCGCCAACCAGGCGCGCGGAGCGACATGGGCAACCAGCTTGGTAACATCGTTACAGCAGGGTCGCCAGCCACGCAGGGTCAGATGGCAGAGGAGTCGATCAGCAGGGCAGGCCAAGTCGGCCTCATGGAGTCGGCTGAGTCCGCACAGGCGGCTGGCACGGAGGCGCTTATTAGCCCGGTCTTCGGAGGTATCGGATGACCCCGGCAGAGGTTACCACCAAGTTCAGGCAGTACATCGACGAGCCTGACCAAACATTCGTGTCGGATGCGGACGTCGAGACGTACCTCGATGACGGCTATCGCGAGTTCCGGAACATCGTCTGCGACATCAACCCTATGATCTACAACGTCTCACAGGGCATCACCCTGGCCGACGTTGACTCACTCGACCTGACCACAAGCACGCCGAAGTTCCTCGGTGAACACGCCGATGCGTCAGCTGGAAGCCTTGTCCGCATCAACAGCTTCAACCGTGTTGACGCCACAGGCAAGATCCTCGGCAGGTTCCAAGGGGTCAGCAATGTGCGCGCCCTCCAGGTGATGCCGTCGTCGTATTACCTCAAGGGCACCGTCCTCATGTTCAGCCGAAAGCTGACAGGCTCCTACAGCCTTGAGTATGTCCCGGCGGTCAACATCACATGGACCGGGGGTGGGGCTAGCGCGTTCATCGATGACCTGTCCCCATTCCATGACCTCATCCCGCTGCTGGCGTACCGGCAATACGCCATTGTGGACGGGGCCGAGAACGGACCCATCATCAGGCAGACCGAGATACGCCTCAGGCGGTTCATGGAGTACCTGCAAGACCGCGCACACGACGGCTGCGACTACGTCCAGAACATCCCCTGGTTTGGCCTCTAATGGCAGTGCCAGCAAACGAGGTCGAGGTTCTCGACGGCGGCATCCAGGCCAACGCGCCCAGCAAGGGCTCGTTTGCCCTCAACATGCTGTACGACAACAACTGCTGGCAGGTCCGAGAGGGGTTTGGCCAGGTCACACAGTTCGACACAGAGATGTCTGCACCCACAAGCAGCATGGCAAACGCCTCGTGGGGGTACACCCATCACATGGGTTCGGCACTCATCAAGACAAGCTTCGGCAACCTCCAGATGCTCTCAGTCTTCCTGGCAGACGTAAACACGTCCTACCCTGGCGGCCCGACAAACGCCTACACCTACTCAGTAGCAACGCCGCTGTACATGGTGAGCATCTACGACCTCACCACCAACGAGAGGTTCGAGGTCCCGCTCTATCCGCACACAAGCCAGACCGCCGTCAGCAGCACCTATGGCGATGAGCCGCCCACAACTACGGGAGGCCGCTCAACCATTGAAACAGGTCACGGCATTGAGGGCATGATGCCCCAATACCAGACGTCGTTTAATCACAACTACGCAGCCTGGATTAGAGCAAAGGACGAGTTCTTCTTCTTTGAAGAGTTCAACGACATCCTGTTCTTTGGCAACAAGGTTGCCGGCACCTGGGCATATTTGCCTGCGTCGTTTAGCGGTATTCGCAAGACCGGTCTTGATCGGGTAAGCCAGCACGAGTTCGCCGAGGCGTATGGCGAGTCGTCCATGATTACACCAGTGGTCCTCAGCCCCGGGCTCAACCCGGAGGCGTTTGTCTACCTGCGAACCTCCGACATGCCCAACCCGGTAGATGTTGCCGTTGTTCAAAACCGATTCGTCTATGCGACAGGCCGCACAGTCTTCTTCTCAGACCCAGGATTCCCGGCCAACATTGTGGCCGATAACTCGATGTCGGTGCCGTCTGAGGAAGAGATCACAGCCATCACCGAGCTAAACTCAAACCTCATCATCTACACCGAGAACGAGACATGGCTCTATCAGCCATCGGTCGGCGAGATAGCTAGCGCTGGGCGCCTCACGCGGACAAGCCAAACAGTGGGCTGCGTAGGCCCCAATGCGCTGTGCAGCGTCGAGGGCGCGCTGGTTTGGGTGGACTCCAGCGGGGTCTACAACACATCCAACGGCCTTGAGACGCAACTGATGTCCACCGACATCACGCCGTTCTTCAGCCGCGAAGGCATGACCAACCCCATGACGTCCTACTTCGTGGACAGCGGGCACACCACACTCGCAGGAGAGCAGCCGCTCACCACCATGCGGCTCGACCCCAAAGGCGCCAAGTGCTGCTACATCGCAGAGCGCAGGCTGCTGGTCGTGTCGGTGCCAGGCCTGTCCGGCGCACTTGTCCTGAGCAATGGCAAGTGGGCGTGGTGGACGTTTGAGTCCATGGTTGCCGATGACGGGGCCGGAAGCGCCATTGTCGGCGTGTCACAGCGACTCCCAGCGCCGTGGGTGCTCAACTACCAAGACGACCTCTTTGCTATCGCCGGGCCCGACATACAAGCCATCACGGACGATGCCGAGCTTGTCAACGGTACCGACATCGACTTCGACATCACGTCCCGGTCGTTCTTCATCATGGAGTACGGACGTGGCGGCAATATCGACCGAAGCATTACAGATGAGGACGACCGAAAGCTCACAGGCTATGGGTCTGTTATTAATCCGTCAGGAGCGACCGAGGCCGCAAACCCCGCAGACTGCATATCGACCGATGGTGGATTCTTCTTTGAAGACCCCGTCAAGGTCCCAAAGGGGTACGTGTTCCCGTCAGGAGTGGAGACTGCCACTACCGACGACTACATCCTAATCCCCGTCGTCGTGGTGCCCCCCAGGGGCGTCTTCCTTACTGGCGGTGTTGGTGGCATCGACGCCATACATGCGAGACTGTCCTTCGATAAGGACCACTGGCAGCCGGTTTTCAATCACGCAACCAATAGCACGGTTGAGTTGATACTGCCCACAGAGCGCATGGAGAGCGCGGTCCCAGCGGCGGGGACCGACCCGTGGACCGTCCTCACCTACAGCGACGCTGCCATGACAACGCCAAGCCGAGATGGCGGATATCTGCTCATCAACTGGACGGGCTCACACGCGGCCCACTATCACGCGCCAAACATGAACCTGAGCCCAGGCAGGCGCAACAGGCTGATGTTCCTGCCCTTCAAGCGTACCGGTGCACACCTGGCCGACGATTGCAGCGGCATGGGTTGGGAAGTTCTCATCGACACCACACCGACGCCAAACGCGAGCTATCTCACCCTTAGCGACACGGGCACCGCTGTCCGCAGGATGAGCCTCAACGTGTTCAATCGCTGGTCGATGGGCACGGGCACCGTGCGCAAAGAGGACTCCGTCTCTCAGCCGGTCGACTGGGCCTACAAGTCCACCAACGTGGGCCTGGGCGAGGGGAAAGAGCTGAAGATGCGCGGCATCTACGCTGACCTCCTTAGCCACGGTGCCGGCACAGATAAGCTCAACACCGTCTGGCCCTATGGCCTGTTCAACACCATCGTCGGCAGTGACCGCAAGGAGTGGATTGCGCAGGTCATCGACATGACCCCAGCACAACCCGCTGTCGACCAGCAGGACAGGGTCGCCCCGTTCACCAGCAAGAACACCCTGCGCACCAGGGTGCAGAGGTCTGATGGGGAGCTTGTGGACAAGGTCTTCCAGAGCGGCGGAACGGATATCGTGTGGGGACACCCAGGCATGCCAGCAGCCTCAGACCCCGGCAACCTCCTTATTGGCGACGAGGACACCAGCACGCTGTCTGTCAGCATGTCGGTTAAGGGTCAGTCATTCAGCGTGATGAACTTCGGCTTCATCATGAATCGAGCCGAGCGACTTCTCATTGAAGGCGTGAAGGCGGTGTTCCGCGTTGTCGGCGGCCGACGACGAAGGGGGCGCTGATGAGCACCGGGATGTATGAGAAGCTCCTGAGGCCAGCGCAGAGCCCAGAGGACGCGAACGACCAGGCCCTCACCGACAGTATCGTCAAGCGAGTTCAGAGCCTCGATGTGCTGACCGAGCGCTCGCTTCTGAGCGAGCAGATGAAGCACTCGAACATGTGGAACCTTGGCGATGCCGTCTACGGAAGCTTTCGCCACGCCACGAACTACAATCAAATCAGGGGCATAGCTGCCGGCGCGAGGTTTACCAAGCCCTGCCGGTTCGACAATCACGCCACAGTGTTCGGCGTGGAGTTCTCCGACGATGATGCGCTTTCGTCGCCTGAGCTTGTCCATATCACCGCAGACCCTCTTGGTGGCCACGGCGTGGTGTTTGTGAACTGCACGTTTAGACGTGCACCGTCAAGCAGTCCGCAGCACGTCTACCTTGAGAGCGGTGCCAAGGCCATCTTCCTTGGCTGCATGTTCCTGGGCAGGCCTGACTCGCCCACGCTTTCGGTGATCAATAACACCGGGGGCGCAGGCAACGCTCAGGCCATCGGGTGCCTCAACGCCACGGGCAGCGTGTCGCTTGGGCCGAATGTTACCGCTACTGGAGTGCTAAACATCTCATGACGTGGCGAAGAAACCCCAGAACCATCACCAAGGAGCAGTTCTCCACGGGGACCACCATCGACGGTGACCGTATTGACAACGCCTTGGACGACGTGGTGGAGCGCGTAAACAATATCTCACATGGCGACATCAAGAAGCGATGGGTGCCCATCACCTATGTCGCAGGCTGGACGCCCCAGTCCCCCGCAACGATCGAGCGCGCCACGCCAGACCCCACCGCATCAGGCAAGTCGTATGATGGCGAGGTTGCTGCCATGCACCACTGGCCCTGGCTTCGTGTGAGGAACTGGTACAACGAGGTCGCCGCAGGCACTCTCGGCGCAGCCATAGACGATGACGTCACGTTCACCAACCCCTACCGCCTAAAGGGTGTTGGCGCCCCCGGCATTCACCCCTATGGCCAAGCCACAGGTGCAGTTGGCGGCGAATATACCATTGCGGGCAACCCGGTGGGAGAGCAGTACGCATGGACTCGCTCTTGGTTCCTTGAGAGGCCGAGCATCCTGGATTCTATTGACCTTGTCCTTGAGGTTGACCACTCAGGCTCAGCGCTGGGTGCCGATCGGCCGTTCCAGAACAGCTTTGAGTATGGGGCGGAGGCGCCAGACGGATACCAGCCACTCTCCGACGACCACGGCCTGGCCATCACCGCAGCCGTTGACAATGAGTTCGACAGAGAGAGCCGCAACATGGCCGACGTCGAGGTCCTGAGGAAGCGGTTTGCGATTAATAATGACGCATTCAGCATCCTCCCACTTCCCACCCATGGTGGCGGATCACCCGCCTATACAACCTTTGAGCCGACCGTCGACAATGCGGTCCCGTGTCAGGCCACCACCATCCAAGGTGTCCATGTTCGGCTTAATGACCTGAACATCCCCATCCACCAGAACGCAAGGCTGCGTATATCGGTTGTCATACCGTCGTACCCGACCGCCCTTCAGCCAAACGGGTGGAACCCCAACAACTACTCCAAGCTCTTCCCATGGCTTCAGCAGAAGATGCACATGACGGTCACCATGCTTGAGGAGGTGACCAGTGGCTAAGATCACACGAAAGCGCCTCGCGCGCGGCACCAAACTCTCACCAGACCACGTCACCGCGCCACTGGCCGCCGCAGCCAGTGAACTGCATAACATCAATATCGAACGCAGTCAGATGCAGGCGCCGACCGCGCCATTCTGCGTCAACCTCTCGTTCCCATATATCGGCAGCGAGGTTCCGGACGGAAGGATGACCGTTCCGTTTGTCCTACCACCACTCCAGGAGAACTTCGCAACACAGCCACTTGGTGGCGGGTTGTACAACCCCCTCTACTCTGAGCGCACACCTCAGACAAAGCTCAAGTCTGTGTCCTTTTCCTTTGACCAAAGGGCCGAGCCAGTCGCCATCGTCTCACACCTCTGGAATGAAAGCGGGACCGCAAGGTCTGGGCTTTACGGCTACTCGTCTGAGCAAGGGAAGATGTCATTTGAGGACGCCGAGCGCCTCGACATAAGCCTGTCTATTCACAGCAAAGATGCACACATATTTGGGGACGTCTATCCCTACAAGCTGTCTACGCCTGTGTGGTCAACAACCATACCAGCAAGCGCCCTTATGGGTGCGTCGTTGCGCGCCAACCCGTTCATCCAGACCGACATCGATATTACGGTCAACCCCTATAAGACCTACTTCTTCAAGGTCGAATGCCCAGGGCTTGCCGACTCCAGCACCGATAGGTCGCTGTGTCTCCCAGGCGTTGAGGTGTCGATGAAGTTCGCTTGCGAGTTGATGTCCCGTGACACGGGCAACTCCATTCAGAACATCCCCAACAGGACGGGCGCTGGTGGCAGCAAGTGGGGTGCGAAGACTGGGCCAACGGTCACCGTCACGGCGCCCGCCAGCGGTACAGCCATCGAGGCTGACGAGCCCGATGGCGTGGGATACAACATCACCGCTATTGACGATGAGTTCCGCGAGAAACTAGACGGTGGATACGATCGCTATGCAGATGCCCCTCCGACAGAGGTCCTGAAGCACGACGCCGCGTATGACGTCATCTCTGTTCCGATATTCCAAAACAGCGCTCACGGCGGCGTTGCGGCGCAGCCAACATACCTGGCCACGATGCCCTATGTCGGCACGCGCTCAGCACTGACAAGCGGCGCGGGCATATTCGACCGACGCCTCATCCCGATACATCACTCATACACCGTCCACCACATGGTCCTGGCCTGGAACTGGACCCCGTGGAGCGTTCTGCTGGGGAAGAACCCCATTGATACGGGCGTTATCCAGGCGACCGACCAGGACGCATGGACGGTTGCACCGTCTGTAAACATAAGGCTTAAAGTCGGCGTTGGCATTGGGACTGGTGACGCATCCGATCAGTTCGGGTATGAGGAGCTTGGCTCGATTACGCTCAACGACCCCAACAACTATGGCGGCAGCGGCACCACTGAGCCTGATGGGTGGGGGGTGGCCTCGACACTCATCGACCGCATCACGTCTACACCCAACCCCCCAATGCAGAGGGTCGAGGTCGGGGGGCTACCCGGCACAATACAAAAATGGAACTGGGAGCTTCACTCGATACCCGTCGATGGGGTAGCAAGCTCTCAGCCCGGGTACTACCCGCAGGGCTACCCGGCATTCGTTGGGCCCGGGTGGACAAACACGAAGGAGCGATCAGTCATCGACTCAGCAGCGCCGAACACCAAAGGGGCTGAGCAGTGGATCGAAGTCCGGGCAAACCTATTGCCGACTGACTCAGGAAAGTCTCTCGATGAGAGCCTCATCCCGTTCCCCCTGAGTGGCCCATCTGGAACTATCGCAAGCATGCCGTCCCTACTTGTGGGCTATGGGGGCTGTTACGTGTATCTTATCTGCAAGAAGAGTCTCACGAGGTAAATCATGGCTGGACAATACACAACACCGGGCGGAACGCTTGTCACGGGCGGTGGCGGGGGAACCACCCCGGCGACGGGTCAGCGCTATTACTACACCTCCTCGCCAGAGCTTGAGGCAGAACTGGCCGCCATCTACGACCCGATGATGGAGGCAGAGGCTCTCCAGGAGGAGGCCCTCCGTGACTACATGGGCAGCCTGGAGGGTGCCGAGAGGCGAGGCCGGACTGCTCTGCGTGGTGAGGCAGCGCGAGGAATGGCTGCTGGTATGGGCCAGGTTGGAGGCATGGGGTTTGGCGGTGCTGGCATGGCGGCCGCGTTGCGCCAGCAGGGGCTGAGCGGTGGCCTCGCAGAGGCTGAGTTTGAGGCAGAGGTTGCTCCCGGCATCCGACTCGCCAGGGCAGAGGCGGCCCAGAGCCTGGCAGAGCTGGGTGCGTCCAGGGTAGAGAGGGATCGGGCCAAGCGCGTCGAGGCCATGAACCAAATCAACATGATCAAGGCCCGCCACGAGGGCTTCTTAACCGACGACACGTCAGCCATGTCGAGGGATATTCAGGCTCTTGCGGAGAGAACCCCTGATCCAGAGACCAGGGCCTACCTCTACCAAGAGGCAGCGCGTATTCGTAACACCTCGTCCAACCTCTTCACCAAGCTCGGCAGTTCGCTGTAATGGCACGCATCGTTATACCAAGGCCACGCCGAAGCACTCAGCGCTTCTACCGCCCAGGGCCAAAGCTCGACCCCTCCATGAAGGGCAAGTTCGGCGCTGCTGAGCTTCAGTTCCTCACCAAGGCCATCGACACTGCCATCGCGGTGGGAGGCAAGGTCATTGGCGCGGTAGAGCGTAGCCAGATGGACAAGGGGGCCACGAGCGATGCCGTTGCGGCGGCAGCGCGCTCCGAAGGTGGCATGGGTGGCCAAAAGGCCATGGACGCTGTCAGTCGTGCCCAGGCTGCCGCTGATCTTGGCGCTGGGACTCTCGCGCCCGGCCCGGCCGCATTCGCGGCAGACCAGGAGGCCTCTTCGGCGCCCACACCAGTCGCCACCGAAGAGGCGGTCGCAGTACAGGAAGTTGGCCGTCCCATCGTGGCAATGGGGGACGCTCCTGAGCGGGCGGCGTACCCAGAGGGGCACCCCACAAGGTGGCCAAGCGAGCCGTATCGGC